ACAATGAAGTGTTCAAACAAAGTGAACAGTACAATGATGGTATGATTCGTGATTTGGAAAATCTCCAAATGGATTATATCAATGCGGACAAGGATCATAAAGATGCCGTCCGTGCTATAGTGTTACATCGCTTCTCGGTGTATCCAGAGGACAAGTTGCCTCCCAACCTTCGTAACTTTTATAACGATTTGAAAGCAGGAAAATAAAATGAAAAACTTTTTGAAAACAGCCGCTCCGTTTGTTGCCATTGCCGCAATGTCAGCGGTAATGGTTGGGTGTGGTCCACAGACAGAAAGCTCAACTCAGATCGAGCGCCGTAAGCAAGAAGAACTGAGCCTACAGGCTGTACAGTCAGTTGGTATGCCAGCAATCACTAACTTTGCTGAAAAGCGTATGTTCAAAGACATTCTCGAATTGCGTGATCGTAGTGTTCCGACTACAACCTATTTGGTCGGTATGAATAACCAATTGACCAAATTGTGTGACTCAGTTGGCTATGGGTTGCCTTATGCTACTCAGTATACCAACCCAATGCGTGTTGGCGGTGATGGTACTCACGGCTATGTGACTCTACCACAAGCAGATCCAAACGGATTGTACTCACCAGCATCAGCTGAAGGTACTTGGGTATTGTGTGTGGATCACAAAGATGGCAAGGCTAAACCTTTGTACATTGAACCACGCATTATTGTAAGTCCAATCGCTTTACAGTAATATGAAGTTATTTGACCGCACTGGAGGACACTGGCTCTTCTGGAGCGGTTTTATATACCTCAGCTTAACCGTACTGGTTGCTCTTAGTCCTTATAGAGACTATACTATGCTTGTAGAGTTGGTATGGCTTGTTATGGTAGCTTTACCACTAGTATGTAATCCGCTGGCTCGCTGGCTTAACATGAGAGAAACTCATATGTTTGATTTGTTTAAGAAAAATAAGATGCCAAAAAATGTAGTGCCGTTTCCTGCTCCGCCACCAAAATTGGTAGAGCCGCCTCCAGAACCAAAGAAGGCGCCTGTAACTTATTACTCGCTAGGAATGAATAGCGAGAATCGTCTAGAATTCAAAATGGGCTATAGTGCTATTAGCATGAACTACGGCGGTGTTACTAACTTGATTGAGCAACTTGAAGTATACAAGAAACAACTTGCCGAATACGAAGGCATCAATGATGACAATGTATAACGAAATTGAACTTATGGAAATGGCTCGCGACTACGAAGCCATGGAAAAGGTAGCACTACAAGATGCTGAAGAATTGCGTCAGCTTCGTGAAGGCGAACGTATCATTGTTCCTGTAGATTTGGAACATGCTCGTACAATGTTTAAACTGTCTTGTTTCTATCTTAAACAACACGACCCAGAATTTGAATTGGAATTGGTATAATGAAATTTAGAAAGAAGCCAGTAGTAATCGAAGCAGTTCGTTTTATTTACAATGAGCAAGGCATGATTGCGCTTAAGGCGTTTTGTGGCACAGCATTGGGTAATGTTCGTAAGGAACGTCATCCTACGGCTCTAGCAGAAGCAGAAATTGGCACACTAGAAGATGGTGTCCATTTGACTGTGAAACATATTGCCACAGAAGGCGACTGGATAATTAAAGGTGTACAAGGCGAGTTCTATGCCTGTAAGCCAGATATTTTTGAAGCAACATACGAGGTAGCAGAATGAATCCATTTAGAGATCAAGAAAAGTTTATGAAGGCTTGTGATCAAACAACAGACAACTGGAATGTAGATCAGTTTAATTTATATGTTAATTTGATTGAAGAAGAATTTGGCGAACTAAAAGTTGCCATTAAAGATTGCGATCCAGAAGAGATTGTGGATGCTTTGACAGATATTTTGGTTGTTACTATCGGCGCCGCTCATAGCATGGGATGTGATATCGAAGGCGCTTGGAAAGAAGTTATGAAAACCAACTTTGCTAAAATTGATAAAGAAACAGGCAAAGTTCGTAAACGTGAAGACGGCAAAGTACTAAAACCAATTGGTTGGACGCCTCCCGAATTGAAACCATTTATTACAAAGGAAAAAGATGCCTAATTTAGTGCCAATGGTAATCGAGCAAGAAGCTCGAGGTGAACGCAGTTATGATATTTACAGTCGCTTGCTCAAGGACCGTATCGTTATGCTGGACACAGATGTAAACGAACATTCAGCAAGTTTAATCGTAGCACAGCTACTTTTCTTAGAAAGTCAAGGCAATGAGGATATTAACTTTTTCATTAATAGCCCTGGCGGTGTTGTTACCGCTGGCATGGCAATTTACGACACTATGCAGTTCATCAAGCCAGATGTCCAAACCATTGTTATGGGACAGGCTTGCTCAATGGGTAGTTTACTCGCCACTGCTGGCGCTCCTGGCAAACGCAAGATTCTACCAAACGCTCGTCACATGATTCATCAGCCTTCGGGTGGTGCTGGAGGACAAGCTACAGATATGGAAATCCAAGTAAAAGAGATCCTAAAAATGAAGCAGAGTTTGACCCAAATTTATGTTAACCATAATTCAAAGGGCAAGACGTTTGATGAGTTTTATTCTGCTATGGAACGGGATAACTTTATGAGTGCCCAAGAAGCTGTAGATTTTGGGTTGGTTGACGAGATCATTACAAAACGCCCATAAAGTGCGTATATAATGGTTGGCCGTAGTATACTATAAATAGCTATGTCTAGGAGTGTACTATGGCCCAACTACCATTCGATTGGTCAGAACTAACCCGCAGTAACCTGTACTCTATGTTCTATTCGCTTAATAGCGAAATAGTAGGACGAGAGCTATCTCCTAGCCAAATTCAAAAACGCATCATTCGGCATATTAAAGCTCACTTGCCCTTAAAAATTAAAAAATGCCTCTACGCACCCACTACTCCAGGATTTGTGTTTATGGGTGGAGTGTACTATAGTAATCTGGATCATAAGGGCAAGCCAGCTATAGAAGTTAATTTTAACTACAATCCCACCGATCGAAAGTTAAAACTAACACAGCACCGTTTCAAACGTATGGCCATTAGATTTGCCGATGTTGTACTACACGAAATAGTACACATGAGACAATTCCGTGCTAGAAATTTCAAAAATATTCCAGGTTACCAAAGCACGGCAGAATACGCCAAAGATCGTAAAAAGCAAGAGTACTATGGCGACAGGGATGAAATGGGTGCCCATGCTTTTAATACGGCTTGCGAATTACTCGATCGTTTTGGCTACGACCCAACAGCGATTGGACATTATCTAGATTCAAACGATTGTCGTAGACATAAAAATTCCACTTGGTGCGATTACTTAAAAGTTTTTGATTGGAATCACAACCATCCAATTATACGCAGAATGAGAAATTTGATTATGCGTAATTTGGAAAATGCCTACTACGGCAAGCCATTTAAGACCACAAACCACTTGACATACTGATAATTACACTGTATAATAAACACTTATACAGTAACTTATCGGAGTCTACATGAGCGTTTGTGCCAGTCACATTTGGAGTTTGGAAAGTCATCCAAGCCGTTTGAACAAAGAAGCTATAATCGAACAGATTGCCCAAGAAGGGTGTGATGAATTCTTTGAAGGGTGTCGCCTTGCTCTAGACCCAATGATCACTTTTGGACTTAAACAAATACCGGAGAAGAATGATGAAGACGGCCCTGGCTTACCTTGGGATAGTTTTACTCTCGCTCTTACTGGCTTTGTCACTCGCAATGTCACCGGTAATACAGCACGTGATATGATTCAGGCGATGATGAAAAGTGCCACTAAGAAAGAGTGGAATGGCTGGTATCGTAGAATTTTAATTAAAGACTTACGATGTGGTGTAAGCGAAAAGACTATTAATAAAGTAGTGGAGAAGAAATATGCTGACTATAGTATTCCTATTTTCGGTTGTCAACTTGCTCACGATAGTGCAAATCATGAGTCTAAAGTGTCAGGAAAGAAACTTATCGAAGTTAAACTTGATGGGGTTAGGGTCATCACTATTGTTCGCAGTGATGGCCGTGTCGATATGTTTAGTCGTAATGGTAAAGAGCTTTTAAACTTTCCACATATTGCTGAACAGATTAGTAGCGTAATTAAACAAAAAGGTTCCAGCAAGAGCATGGATGTTGTATTGGATGGCGAGATTATGTCGTCTAGTTTCCAAGACTTGATGAAGCAAGTACATCGCAAGGATAATGTAGAGGCAGGAGATGCTGTTTTACACTTGTTCGATGTGTTGCCACTAGAAGACTTTGAAAAAGGTATCTACAACAAAGACCAAGAAACTCGTAGCGAGATGGTAAAATTTTGGGTAGCAACAAACAAAGAGTTATTGCCCAATGTGACAGCATTAGAAAATGAATTAGTTGATCTAGATACAGAAGAAGGTCAAAAGCGTTTTAAAGAAATCAATGCTCAGGCCATAGCAGGTGGCTATGAAGGTATTATGATTAAAGACATCGACGCTCCGTATGAATGTAAGCGTAGTGTCGCTTGGTTAAAGCTCAAGCCGTTTATCGAAGTTAGTCTTGCGGTAGTCGCAGTAGAAGAAGGTACAGGCAAAAATGTAGGTAAACTTGGTGCGCTAGTATGCGAAGGTGTAGACGACGGTAAGTCTATTCGAGTCAATGTTGGTAGCGGACTTACAGATGAAGAACGTGTTACTTATTGGGACAATGCTGACACCCTTATTGGAGATATTGTTGAAGTACGTGCTGATGCTGTTACACAAAATCAAGACGGAACATATAGTTTACGGTTTCCACGTTTCAAATCATTTAGAGGATTCCAAGCTGGTGAAAAAATTTAATTGGGAAAAGTTTAGAAAGATATTTTGGTTCTTGGCG